CATTAGACCTTGCTGAGATTTTCGCGGCTGTAGCAACTATTCGTGGTAACGGTGAAGGTGGCGAATTATTCGGTATCGTATCAACAGACGCTTACGCGGCTCTTATGGGCGATGTAGGTGGTTCAGCATTCGCTGGTGGTGATTTTCAAACAGCGGCTATGAGAAATGGTTTCTTCGGCAAGATTGCTGGTGTTAATTGTTTCGTATCTTCATACTTAAACAACACGCAAATCGCAGGAACACACAATCCTAAGATGGCTATCTTCTCTGGCGATGCTATGAGAGGCGCAATCTCTGGTGGTGTTAATGTAGAAGTTGAGCGTAGAGCAGCCGCAGTTGGTTTTGATGTTGTAGCATCAGCAGCCTTCGGTTGTGCGACTATTGACGCAACTCGTGGTGTTCTAATTATTGACGAATCATAATCCACAGTAGGACTATAATGAATGATGTGGGGGTTCGCTCCCACATCCTTAACAAAGGAGAATAACATATGGCAAATTACGCAACAGATAGTGATATCATAGATATAGTTCCAGACATCTTTGAGCATGGTGTGGCTTCTTTCACAAATGAGTTAACTAAAGCAACAGCAACAGTTAACAAAAGACTGAAAGCGGATTGGTGGTCAGGTCATCCACAGAACTTTGATGACACAAAACTAAACGATGCACAATGGACAGAAGTAACTGTATACGCGGCATTAGCCTACTTTATTCTTCCGAGATTAAGTTCATTTCGTCCAGAAGATATCTTTATGGGTATGTCAGCATTCTATAGGGACCGCTATGAGGAGACTTATATGCGAGAACTTGAAACTGGCGTTGACTATGACACAGATGGTGATTCATCTTATGAAGATTCAGAAAAGACTTATACAAAGATGGATAGATTAACAAGATGAGTATCCGAGAAGACATCATTAAAGATATTGTACTGAAGTTGAATAACATCAATACAGTAAAAATGGGTGCTGTAACTCGGGAGCCTATGTTTCGTGACCAAACTGAGTTCTATGGATTAGCAAGAACAAACTTCCCACATGTTATTGTGACTGCCGGCAACGAAAGTCGCAATGATTTAACTATGGGTGGTTCAAGTATTATCAGAGAGGGTCTTATGACTGTTGAGATAGTTTCATTCGTTAAAGCGAGTGATAAAACTATTGACACAACAATTAACGACTTGATTGAGGCAATTGAAGAAATACTTGATGCTGATAGAACCAGAGGTAGCAAAGCAAAGGACACTCAAATTAAAGAAATCATTATGGGTGATAATTTAGAACATCCATATGGTACTTTCACATTGAATGTAGAAGTTAAATATATTTTCACAAGAGGAGCAACATAATGAAGATAGTTAAAATGAAAGATGCGTTAGGCAACTTACAGTCTCGTATCCCAGAAAAAGATATTCCTTATCATCTTAAAAATGGTTGGGAGTTGGTTGAAAAGAAAATTCAGGATAATCCTGTAAAGAAGAAGTCTGCTAAACCACAAGTTGAAACAGACGACACATTAACCCTTAATGAAGGAGAAGAATAATGGCAAGAATAACTAAAGCCGGAACTGGTGGTGCTGTTAAGATATCAACTGATAATTCAACATATGAAACAATCGCAGAAATGCGTTCTTGGTCAGTTGAAGAATCAGCCGATACAGTTGAAGATACGAACATGGGTTCAAGTGGAGTGCGTTCATACAAAACAACACACAAAACTTGGTCAGGTTCAGCAGATGTTTATATCGCATATAATGATGGTGTATCTGATACTGAATCTGAGCAATTAACTGAAGAAGATAATGTTGCGGCACTAGGCGCTATAGCGGTAGGTTCAACATATTATTTTAAGTTTTATGCTGATGATTCAGTAGGAACACCAGAGTCGTATAACGGCACAGGTATAGTAACAGGTGTTAGTCGTTCAGTAGCCCACGATGGTATGGCAGAAATGAGCATATCTATCCAAGGCAACTCAGCGTTGACATAAGAAAAAAGCGAAATCCACGATGAGCGTGACAATGGAACTTAAAGGTGGTGACACCCTAAAGCAAAGGCTAAAGAAGGACTTACGAAAGTTAACTCTTCAAATGGCTGATGATTATAGGGATGCCCTAGAGGATAAAACCCCTTTTCTTACTGGTCATGCGAGTCGTGGATGGCGTATTAAAAAGCGTAAAGATGACGCTAAGATAACAAACAAAGTGCCTTATATCGGAAGACTTGAAAACGGTTGGAGTAGTAAAGCAAAGAATGGTATTACTAAACCAGCGAAAGCAGTGGTTCAAGCAAAAAGAGAAAGAGGCGAATATAAAATGAATAAGAGAAGGAAATAACTATGACAGTATTAAGCAAGGCGAAACAGCATTTCAAAGAGATTGCGAATCAAGGTACAGCACATATTGATATCCCAGAATGGGAAACAGTTGTGTATTGGAACATTGGCGGTCTTAACTTTGCACAACAAAGCAAGGTGATTGAATTACAACAGAGTGGCAAATCAGCAGAAGCACTAGTTGAAATGATGATAATGAGGGCACAAGATTCCGACGGAAAACGCATGTTCAAGTTAGCAGAAAAGACTGAGATTATGCGAGAAGTTGACCCGAATGTGATTCTTAAGGTAGTAACAGCAATGGGTGATTCAGACACAGAAGTAGATGGAGACCCAGTAAAAAATTAACAGAGGACCGTGAGTTACTTGTCTTATTTCATTTAGCCCACGAATTAAAAAAGTCCGTTGTTGAAGTTATGCAAATGCCAGCGATTGAAGTCGCATATTGGACAGCATACTTTGATGTCATAAGGAGAGAACATGAGCGACATGAATTTAATCATCAAAGCAACGGACCAGGCAAGCACGGCCCTAAAAAATATTAATGGCAATGTTGACAAACTAGACAGCAAAGTCAAGGGAGCAAACAGCAAATGGGGTGGCATGAAAACTGCCATCGGTGCCGCGGCAATAGCCGCTGGTGCTTTTGCTGCCGTTAAGATTGTCGGTGATAAGATTAATGACATGGATGCATTGGCTAAGTCAGCCAGAGCCGCAGGTGCCGCATCATCAGGCGAAGCATTCAAAGGATTTCAAGTATTAGGTCAAGCAATGGAAGAAGCGGGTATTAATGCCGCTACTTATGATAGAGCCCTATTACAAACAAGCACCAGATTACAACAAGGTGTAGAAGGACAGAAGTCTTTTCAGAAAATAACAGATAAACTCGGTGAGAGTATTAGGACCTCAAACGGCGAATTAAAGTCGGGTCCAGATTTGCTTATAGCAATGACGAATGCCTTAAATGCCGGTACGATATCAACTGAAGAGTTCTCAAAAGTTGTCGGTGGTAAAGCAGGACCTGAGATAGCCGCCCAGTTCGCATCGTTAAACACATCAGCAGAAGACTTACAAGCAACGCTAGATGATGTAGCCGCGAACTCCAATATCGTTGATTTAGATGCTGCCAATAATGCTGAGAAATTTAACGACACAGTAGGTAGATTGAAAAACTCATTTGGTCAGTTATTCACCGACGCCCTAACACCATTAATGCCAGTTCTGGCAGATTTAGCAGAAAATGTATTAGCCGCTATGCCAGTTGTTATAGACACTATATCTACTGCGTTAGAAAAGATGCAACCATTATGGGATATTATCGGTGTTCTATTCACGGATGTTATTGTTCCTATTCTTGGGACTCTATTTGATATCCTAGGCAAAGTCTTTGATGTGATGATGCCTTTATATGAGACAGCACTGCCTAAGTTAAAGACAGCAATTGAAACAGTTAAAGATGTTATACAATTGATTGTAGATAAGATAACAGGTGCTATCACAGCCATTAAAGACTTCAAGGATAATGTAACCGAGATGGCATCAGGCGTAACAGACAAAGTTAAAGGTATGGCTGATAAAGTCACCGGTAAATTTGATGAGATGACTGGTGGAATGGTGAGTAAAACTAAAGATGCTGTACAAGGTGTTTTAGGTTGGTTCAATAAAGGTAAAGATGAAGCCGTTGATAACTCTATTATTCCAGATATGGTGAATGCTATTCTAGGATGGTTTGATATACAAAAAGAGGGTATGATTGGTAAAACAAGAGATGCTGTAAATGGTACTCTGACAGAATACGACAGAATGAATGCTCACTTTGATAAAAATCAAGCAGTGATGACAGTATCAACTCCTTTAACTCTTACTAAAGCAACAAGAGGACTAAAAGAGTATGGCAAGACATTAGATGAAGCCAATGAAAACCAAGAGATAAACCGTATCATTATGGAATCTTTAGAAAGAGATTATAACAATGGCACATCATCTATTATGGAAACAGCGGCTGCTATGGAACATTTCGGTATACAATCACAGTCAGCGATTGGTGTAGCGGCATCAACAGCAAGTACTATACAAGCAGGATTCCAAGGAATGGCTGGTAGTATTGGTGATACATTCTATGATATGTTCGCTGGTGTAACAAGTGTTATGGACGGACTAAAGGGTATTGCTGGTATGGTATTCCAGATGGTTGCTAAAGCAATCATTCAGACAATGATTGTTAAACCATTGATGGCTATGATGGGTATTCCTATGTTCGCACAAGGTGGATTAGCCGCAGGTGGTAACCCAGCGATTGTTGGTGAGAATGGACCAGAGTTAATTGTTCCATCAAGCAACACAAGAGTATTCTCAAACAGTCAATCACAAGGTATATTAAATACTGGTAGAAGTGATGAAGGACCATTAACAGTCAACTTTAACTTGAATGCTGTATCAACAAGAGATGGTGTTGAGTTCTTAATAGAAAACAAAAATACAATTACAAGTGTTATCCAAGAAGCCTATCAAACAAGAGGCAGAAACGGACCACTAGGTTAGGAGAATTAAATGGCAATAACAGATTATGCATACTTAGACGCCACGGACGCATCTGGTAGAGTATTCCCAACGACGGTTAAACCATCGAAGATTAGTGTTTCAATAGAACAACCAACATTAGTTTCAACAACAAATGCTTTAACTTCACAAAGAAGAAGTCTAGGCGCACACAGAATACAATTAGAGTACACATATGCACCAATGGATGCTGATGAGATGCAACCATTTATTGCATTCTTCAACGCTATGCAAGGACAAGCAAAAGCATTTAAGTTGAATATACCAAAAGAGTTGATTAATGATAGCACACACATAGCAGACACAGCCACACATAATGTTTTGATTGAAAGTGGTTCAACTGGTGCTGTTGGTCAAAGAGTGATTAGAGTTGATAACTTCGGTAACAATCTTACCACAGCAATTAAAGGTGGTAACTTCATTCAGTTTACCAACCACGATAAGATTTATGTAGTAGCGGCAGATGGAGGTAGTGATGGCAGTGGAGATTGCTTGATTAGATTTGAGCCTGGACTTCTCACAGCCGTCACTGCCTCAC